ACAAAGGCGGCTACAGCCGTACAATGGTTGTGGAATGCAGCTCTGTCAGCTAATCCTATTGGTATTATTATCGTTGCCATTGGCGCATTGGTGGCAGGTATTATATACTTGGCTAATAAGGTCAGCGGTTGGGGAGAAGCATGGAAACATACATGGGAAGGTGCCAAGCTCCTCTTTCAAGGATTTTCAGCAAGTATTGAAACAGTATGGCTAACTATGGTCAATTCCCTAATGATAGGTCTTAATAAGATAAAAGAGGGATGGTATGAGTTTAAGAATGCTGTAGGATTGGGAGATGAGAACGAAAACAATAAGATGCTTGCCCAAATCAATGAAGATACTGAAAATCGTAAAAAAGCCATTACTGATAGTGCTAAAGTAGCTTATGAAGCTAATCTTGCCGCTAAAGAAGAGTTCACAAAGGCGGGACAATCTCTTACTTGGAATAAAGAGAAAAAAGAAGCTACCGAAGCCCCTAAAGCAGGCAACCTTTCTGCCAGTTCGGCTATTGGAGGAGGTGCAAACCCTACCCCTATCACCCCTACTAAAGGGGGCAAAGATGGAGGTAAAGACGGCACTATGAGCGTAGGAGGAAGTGGAGGGGGCAGTAAGACCATCACCATTAACATCACTATGAACAACACTTTTCCTATTGACAAAACTATTGGAAGTAAAGAAAATACCGCTAATGGGGTTATTAGTAAAATCAATGACCGTATGCGCGATGCCTTAGTAACCTTATAATTGCCCCTAGACTATGAAAGATATACTTGTAGATGAGCATAACGACTTAGAAATTATAGCGGGCGACTTTTCCATAGGAGAAAGTATGTTGCAGGAGGTAGGGTTTATCCTCCAAAGTCAGCAGGGTAATTGGAAGTCCGATCCTTTAGTAGGAGCGAATATGGTAGAGCTCATCAAAGGGAAACATAATCGCACAGCCATAGAGAAACGTATCAAAATACAGTTGGAGAGAGACGACAAAGACTATGATGTCATCAAAAAGCTATTAAAACTCAATGTAGACAATGGATAACCGCTATAACATATCACAACTCTTTAAATTGGCTTTTGGTACTAACCTGCCTGTATACCTCACTGTACCTATAGGCAAAGAGCCTGCACAGACGGCCGAATATGGTAGTATTCGTACGGTGGGAAGAGTGGAGGCTATGCGACTATCTAAACTCGGGACGCCCATTGTTTTTCCAGTGAAGTTTACTGCAGGTAGCTATAAGTTCTACGACTACCAAAGTAAAATAGTAGAAAAGCAGTTATCCGACTTTTGGTTGCCTCCTGCTACTATGGTAGATTTTTCGAGAGTAAAGAATATCAGTCGTACAGATGTAATAGGTGGCAATGGTACTGTTAAGGAAATCTATGGCTTTGACGATTGGCAAATACGTATTCGAACGGTGTGCCACAATGATGAGTTAAGCTCACGAGAATACGAAAAACGCCTTATAGAATGGTCAGAGGTAATACAATCTATATCGGTAGAAGGAGACCTTTTTGGATGGAAAAACATTCACAACTTAGTGATTGAAAGCATTGATATACGTAGCTTGGAAGGTACACCTAACATCATTCCCATAGAGCTGAATTGCATTAGCGACGAACCCTTTGAACTTATTTACAGACTATGACCTTAGCCATTGAAGTAGCCATTACCTTTTACCCTAAACAGGGCACCCCTTTTAAGGTACAGAAAGTTTCAGCCATTGAAATTGAAAGTTCGTGGAAAATGCTCACCGATACGGCAAGTGTGGTACTACCTCGTAATGTAGGTGATTTTGATAAGCAGAAAGTAAGAGAACTCTTTGCTGTAGGTGACAAAGTAGTGATACAAATGGGCTACAACGGTGAGCTCTTGCAGGAGTTCGAAGGCTTCATTACCCAAGTATCGGCAGACTTTCCTATTACCATTAGTCTTAGCGATGCAATGTGGAAGCTACGTCAGTTGCCCGTTAATTACGTGTCGGCAAAGGCGAGTCTAAAAACATTCCTCTCTGAAGTAGTGAAAGACTACCCTTTAGAAGTAGAAGATATAAGCCTTGGCGGTGTACGCTTTAGCAATACCACACTAGGTGCGGTGTTGGACAAACTCCAAAAAGATTGGTCAATATACAGCTTTATTCGTGCAGGCAAACTCACTATAGCCAAGCCTTATTCGGATGTAAAAGTAAGTGGTGAGATGAAGCATTTCGACCTAGAACGCAATTGCACAGAGAATAACCTTAAGTACCTAAGCAAAGAAGAGCGCACCATAAAGATTATAGGCACCTCGTCCTTTGGCAAAGGTAAACGCCTACAATATGAGTTTGGCGATGAAAACCCTAAAACGACTTTAAAAATGACTTGGCATGTTAGTTCACAAGCCGAACTTGAGAAGGAAGTAAAGCGCCTATACGAGTTGCACAAGCGTGAGGGGTTCGAAGGGAGTTTTACCACTTATGGTACTCCCTCCTTACAGCATGGCGAGAAGATACGCCTAAGTTCCACCCTCTACCCCGATAGACACGGTGAGTACTATGTAGATAGAGTAAAGAAGAGTATTAGCAACGCCCAATATAGGCAGGAAATAGAAATTGGTGGTAGTACATTATGAACGAGATAGACGAGTTTGACATATTGCTTTCCGAAAAGATAAAGAAAGCTATCCCCCAAGTGCTACAATGGGCAACAGTAACCTCTGTAGATTGGCAGGAAAAAACCTGCGAGGCTACTGATTTAGATACAAAACTACCTTTTTTAAACATAGCACTTGGTATAGGAGGAATGTATATCAAACCCAAAATAGGAAGTCTTATCCTTGTGGGTATGGTAGAAAATAATGAAAGTCAGCCCTTTTTGCTCAATGTTCAAGAGGTAGAAATATATGAGCTAAAAGCAGATAATTTCACCATACACAACGAAACAGTCGATTTTAAAACCCTTTTAAACGATCTTTTAAAGGAGCTTAAAAGCGCTATCATACAGACCCCTTCAGGACCTGGCAACTTTGCCCCGAATAATGTAGCCAAGTTTGAAGAAATCAACAACAAAATAAACCAACTATGGGCTTAAACAAAGAACAACTCAAACAAGGCATTATTGACCTTCATCAGGATATGCTTACCAAAACCAATGACAGTATAGAAGAGTACGCCGAACGCTTAGCAAGCCTTATTCACGACTTTGTTAAGAGTGGCGAGGTAACAATAGCCCCTGGTATCAGTGTAACCACAGCAGGTACAGCCGCCTCCCAAACGGGAACAACAACAAGCGTAGGAAAAGGAACAATTAATTAAAAAACACATTCATAATGGAATGGATAACAGAAGTACTTAAAGAGCATTTTGGCTCGTTTATCGGCATGGTATTATCGGGCTTGGCAGGTTGGTTTTTTGGTCGCCCCAAGCAACAAATGGAGTTACAGACCTCTGAACTTGACAATGTAGACAAAGCCGTGAAGATATACCGAGAGATGATAGAAGACTTAGGGGCTAAGTATGCCAATGCAATCGAGGAACTCAAGAAAGCCAATGCCCGCATTAAGGATTTGGAGGCTTCCGTAGAGGAACTTTTAGCAGAACTTAAAAAATACAAGCAACTCAATGGTAAGCGGTGATCCCCGCAGGCAAATAAATATGACAATAACAATCCTACATAATCAAAGTCTATTAGACCTCGCCCTGCAACATACAGGTACCATTGAGAGTATCTTTGAGTTGGCTGTACTGAATGACAAGAGCATTACCGACGATATGGTGGCGGGGACTTCCCTACTTATAGGAGAAATCTCCAACAAGGATATCCTTAACTATTACACGGCTAAGGGTATACAACCCGCCACAGCCTTTACCAAGTCGGACAAGCAAGTCTTTGAACGCCTTGAGGGTATCAGTATATGGGCAATTAACCTTGATTTTATAGTAAGTAAAGAGTAAGAACCTTATGAATAACCTACAATTATACAACGCCGATAACTTAGAGGTAATGGCAACCCTCGCTGATGAGAGTATTGATGTAATTTGCATTGATCCGCCTTATCTATACCTTAAAAACCAAAAGTTGGAACGCCCTTTTGATGAACCTAAATTCTTTGCCGAATGCAAGCGACTCCTTACCAAGAAAGGCTTTATTGTGATGTTTGGGCGTGGTACTTCATTCTACCGTTGGAATACCATATTAGACGGCTTGGGCTTTGTATTTAAAGAGGAGGTGATTTGGGATAAGGGAAGAACAACTGCCCCAACTTTACCTATAGGTAGGCGACACGAAACAGTTGCAATTTTTACTAAGAAAAATGGAGTTATCAATAAGAGCAAAATACCTTATATTGAAAGAAAAAAACACAATATAGACTCTTTGATTTTGGATGTAAAAGCTATTAGTAATGCTCTTAAAAACAAAGATAAGCTAAAAAAAATACAAGAATTTTTAGAGGGAAACGCATCAATAGTATATGCTGATAGAAGGAAAAAACAAAAATATGCTGTAAATGTAAAAAGTTCAGAATTAAATGATACTGATAATTTACTACTTCGAGTTAAAACTATTCAGCAAGGAGTTATTGAGGAAAGTATGATGATTGTAAGTCGTGATGCGCCTTGCTATACCATTCACCCCACTCAAAAACCCGTCCGCCTCTTAGAACGCCTTTTAGCATTGGTTATCCCCAAAGACAAACCTCGCAATGAGGTAGTAGTAGCCGACTTCTTTGCTGGCTCTATGAGTTGCATGGAAGCCGTTCACAATATGGGTATGAAAGGCATTGCTACCGAGATTGACCAGGAATACTTTGAGAAAGGAAAACAGCGTATTGATAAACTACAACCACTGATTATTAGTCATTAGAACCATGTCACGAAGCATACAAGAAATACAAGAACTCATCTACCAAGCCAAGACACAAGAGCCTGCTCTAAACGAGCTTAATAGCACCTCCAAAGTGGCTATATGGCGCTTGTGGGTCTATATCATCTCAGTAGCAATATGGAGTTTAGAGAAGCTGTTTGACCTACATAGGGCAGATATAGACAAACGCCTTGCCGAGCTTACCCCTCACACTGCACGTTGGTATAGGAGTAAAGCCCTTGCCTTTCAGTACGGCTTTGACCTTTTGCCCGACAGCGACAAGTTCAACAACCAAGGACATACTGAGGAGCAAATAGAGGCAAGTAAGATAGTCAAGTACTCAGCTGTTGTGGAGAGCGAAGACGGGCGATTGATTATCAAGATAGCCACCGAATCTGGGGGACGCTTGCAGCCCATCACTGAAGACCAACATAATTCTTTCAAGAGCTACATAGCCGAAATAAAAGATGCAGGTGTACGAGCAACCGTGATTAACTACCTACCTGACAAGTTGGTGCTGAACTTAGATGTGTATTATGACCCGCTTATCTTGGATAGTAATGGTATGGATATACTCTCTGCCAAACTCCCAGTTAAGGAGGCCATAGAAACCTACCTCAAGCATCTACCCTTTAACGGTGAGCTGATTGTAGCACACCTTATTGACGCCTTGCAGGCTGTCAATGGGGTCAAGATCCCTCATCTTCGTGAGGTGAAAACGGCTTGGATAGACCCTAACACACACGGTTATGGCGCTTTTGAAAACATTGCCGTATCACAAATACCCTATAGTGGCTACTTTGAGGTAGATTGGAATGCCTCACGGATACGTTACATTGCTAAATAGTAAGGAATATGAGAATCTTTCAATTAGACATAGAGAAACTAACGCTACTGCTTATCCCTACTTTTTTGCGCAAAGCTAAATTAGTAGGCTGGATGAGAATGTTAGTAGCCCCCATAGGGAAGTTGCATTATGACTTTACACTTAAGCGAGCTGCCGACATTCGGAAATTGTCGCTCAATGGACAGGTATGTTATTTACGCAAGGCACTTAATGATACTTTTGACCCAATTCTCAGGCGTATCCGTATCCTTGAGGGTAGCCAGTACCAAAGCCAATACATCTATACCGAAGCCGAGCGCAAGCCTAAGTTCTTAGGTACTATGTACCTCCGCCGTGGTGTGGATTATGCCGATACTGGTGTTGATTTTATCGTCAAAGTACCCCAAGAGGTATGGGACAGCCAAAAGACACCCACTTCCGAGATAGGTCGTTACCATTTCTTTGAAATGGAAGCCCTAATTGACTTCTACAAATTGGCAAGCAAACGCTATATGATTGCCTTATAGACTAACCAACTAATCACTAATAACTAAACAAAATGAACATTATCCATTGTAACCAAGCGGGAGGTTTTCCTCTAACTACCGAAACGCTCAATTTCTTACAGAACACCTATAAGATATTCAATGCTATCAGCGGACTAACGGGCGACTTGGCCATTGTATCAGGTTGCCAGCAAGTAGGCAATACCATTAGCGATGGTGTGGTAGCCATAGAAGGGGAACTATATCCTTTTGAGGGAACTACCATAGGAGCTACTGTCTTTATCAAGGAAACCCAAATTCCACAAACCTTTGAAGATGGCTCGTCAAAGAATGTCTATATCCAAAAGGTAGCTACCTTTGGCAATAGCACCAGAACTTATCCTTGGGCGAGCTTTAAACGTATTATGAACAATCAGGAAATAGAAAGTAAAACTCTATCTGCTGACAACTCTGTTCTTAAAAGATTGGAAAAACTAGAACAGCGAGTAAGAAAGACAGTACCTATAGGATTAGTCGCTATATGGGACAGACCAGCCTCTGAAATCCCTGAGGGCTGGGTTGAACATACTGAGATGCAGGGAGTAGTACCTGTAGGGCATAAAGCCGATGATACTCTATTTAGTAGATTAGGTACGGAAGTAGGGAGTAAAACAGAACAAATACAACTTAGACACCTCCCTAATCTAAAACTTGACTTAGAATATCAAAATGGAGAAAATTTTGAGGTTGTTGGAACCAATATTAGAAGATATAGCAGATGGAATGATGGTTCCTTTACGGGTAGTGGAGCATTGCCGAACTGGGGAAAAGACTCAGGAAGTTATATTAAGGCAGTCCTCAATGGAGAAGAACAACCTATTGATAATGTACAACCCTCACGAATAGTTAAGTTTATACGATTTGTTGGCTTCTAAATACCTATAACTCTTTAATTCTTTAAAAAATGATTACTCCTATTTCAACCCTTAAACGCAGATTTGCAAACTTTCTAAAGCCAACACAAGAGCACTTTTGGGCATGGATGGATAGCTATTGGCACAAGGATGAGAATATCCCTATGAACAAAGTAGAAGGGCTTTCTACAGCTTTAGAGGGTACTGCTTCCGCAGAACAGCTGCGTAACCATCTCACCGATAGCCAAGCCCATAGCGGACTATTTGACCGTAAAGTGGATAAGGAAGCTGGTAAAACCCTTACCTCAAATGATTATACCAATGAGGAGAAACGCACCAACCAATCCAATGCCCAAAAGCGTGTAGTTGGCCTCACTGTAACGGGCGATGTGGATAAGATTATCACCCTAACTTTTGCCGACGGAACGGCCATACAAGCGCCCTTTACGGACAAGGATACCCTACCTGAGAACTTGGCTGACATCAAGCTAAATTCTCTCAACTTCAACGAACAGACAGGCGTACTCACAGGGCTACGCTCTGATGGGCAACAACTCACCGTAAGCCTTGACGGCCGCTATGCCCTTCTTGGGCATACCCACCCCGAATATGCCCTACGTACGCATAGGCACCATTGGGATAATATTGACGGGAAGCCAGCACTGGCGACGGAAGGGAAGATACAGGAGGCTATAGGAAAGATACAAGTGGGGGGACGTAACTTATTACGTAACAGCCGACAGGTGATTACTAATAATTATTATGGTATAGCAAACTATGTATTAACAGAAGAATTAAAAGTAGGTGATTTATTTACAATAACCATAAAAGGTCGATTAGGAGAAGGAAAGATAGCTTTTGCCTTATATGACCAACTAGGAAGTATAGAACAATGTGCTTTATTTGATAAAGGTAGCGGAATTTATCAAAACACTTTTAACTATAGTGGATACGGTAACAGTAGTGATAAAATGATACTTACAATATTTGTATATAATAATTCCGTTATAGTAAATAGCACCATAGAATGGGTGAAGCTTGAGCGAGGCAATACCCCTACCGATTGGTCACCTGCTCCTGAAGACTTGCTTGTTTCCAACAATGCCAGGGCAACAGGCATAGACCTTACCCATGCACATAATAACGCTACCATATTCTTAGAAGGCCCATCGTATGTAGATATGACGGGGTTGGAAGACTTAGACTGTGTCTCCTTCCGCAAGTGTTTTGGTCAAGGGGTTATCAATTTTGTAACACGCAATGGGAAACAAATCGTCTATACAGGGGATAGTCGTAATATGCAAGAGGGAGGAGAAGGCTCCACAGCAGTAGTGAGTGTGTATGGGAATAAGATATATGTGGATATACGCAATGTATAGTGACAAATGACAAATGACTAATGATTAATAAGATGAATGCGATACAATATTTTGATTGGGGGGGGGTAGAAAAAGTAGAGACAGTCTCCTTAATAACGGTTGTTAAGGATTTCTTTTCAAAACCGATAGGTTATAATATAAAAGATTTGTTCCCTATACAAAAACCTTATAGAGCTTATTTGATGATAGCTCCAAAAACTGGCCCTTCTGGATATAGTCCATCAGCAGATGTAGAAAGAAATGAGATATATAAGCAGGGAAATGATCTTGTCTTTAAGTTCTTTTTTAAAAATAATAGCCCGGATAGGAATATAGAGATCGCATATTTAAATTTGGGTATTCATTTTCATGAGGATTATAAATATTTTCCTAATTATTCCTATAAAGAAGGCTCTTTCAAGGTAAATGGGAGGAAAATAAAGTATGGAGAGTTTTTCATGAATAGAATTTTTAATGCCCAATATTCTCTGGATATAACCATCACATCGAGGGATCGTCGTGTTGGTTATGACGGAGACGTACTACAATATGAAGATGGAGAGATAATTACACTGAAAAAACTCTATAACAAAGAAATAACATTAGAACTTTTTTAAAATGGCACCAAAAGAATTTATCACAAAACACTTACCCTATGCGCGGGAGACGGAGCGTAAGACGTATATTTCAGCAATATTTATTAATATTTAAAATCAAACAACATGAAAAAAAGCAAACGTACCATTCATTACCTCGTTATTCATTGTTCAGCTACCCCCGAAGGACGAGCACACTCTGCTAAAGACATAGATCTGTGGCATCGCCAACGTGGGTTCAACGAGATAGGCTACAACTATGTAATCCTATTGGACGGCACCATAGAGCTGGGCCGTGATGTTGATAAGATACCCGCCCATGTGGAGGGGTACAACAAGGACAGTATAGGGATCTGTTACATAGGTGGAGTAGATAAGAATACGCTTCAACCCAAAGATACCCGTACAGCGGCACAGAAAGAAGCCTTAAAAAAGCTCCTCACCGAACTTAAAACCCTCTACCCCGAAGCCGAAATCTTAGGACACCGAGACTTCCCTGGTGTCGCTAAAGCCTGCCCTTGTTTTAACGCTAAAGACGAATATAAATCAATTAGCAAATGAGAAAATTAACCCTATTATTATTAGCGTTCCTCGCCTTAGTAGGTTGCCGCACCCGCAAGGTTACCACTACCGAGCAACGCCACGCCCAGAAAGAGTACTTTATCCATTACAAGGATAGTTCACAGCTCTTTGCCTATCAAGCCCATAAAACGGACTTGTCCGACCAGTTCGACACCTCTTTTGAGCTCGAACTCGAAAGCCTAACCGACAGCGTAGGCAACCCCCGTGAACTTATCTACACCCGCATTCGTGACGGAGATAGTGAGACTATAAGGGTAACAAACGGAAAGGTAAAGATTAAAGCCACCAATAGCCATTCTAAGAGCCAACAACAGGCTGATAGTGCCCTTTATAATAATTCATACACTCATATTAAATCTGAAGCGCAAAAACACGAATACGTACAATTCAAACAGGTGAACAAACAAGTCAAAAGCAGCCCCGTAAGGCATACCCTTTGGCTATTGCTACTCGCCATATTAGTATTTATCCTTTGGAAATATAAGCCGTTTCGGTGGAAGATTTAACAACAAATTAAACAGCTTTTAAAACGCTTTTAAAGCACTGCTAAAATAGGAGGACAAGCAGTATAAAAAATGTCCTCCGCAAATTAATAAGTTACCACACAAATTAATACGAACCCGAAAGCCCTGCGGAGGACAATATGTCTTCTGTGGGTTTTCGGGTTTTGTTATACATTTAGTTGGGGATTGCAAAAGTATAAAGAATAACTAAAACAACCAAATAAAAATGAAAAATTATTCTCAATCACCCCTACCTTTTCAAGGGCAGAAAAGGAAGTTTGTCAAACACTTCAAAGAGGCTTTAAAGGCTTTCCCCGACAAGGCTACCTATGTGGATTTGTTCGGAGGCTCAGGACTACTGTCCCATATTATCAAACAAGAAAAACCCTTGGCTCGTGTCGTATGGAATGATTATGACAACTTTGCCCACCGATTAGAGTGTATTCCTATTACCAATGAGATATTGGCTCAATTACGTCCTATTGTAGAAGGAAAAGCCAAAGGAGAACGAATAGATCACGTAAAGCCTGCTATATTGGAGGTTATCAAGCAATATCCTGCCGACAAAGTAGATTTTATCTCTTTATCTGCAAGTTTGCTTTTCAGTGGAAAATATGCTACCTCATTACAAGGCTTGGAGAAGGATAACTTCTATAATTGTGTTATCAAAACTCCCTATAGTAGTGAGGGCTATTTACGTGGTGTTGAACGTAGAAGCACTGATTATAGGAACCTCATTGATGAATTTGCCAAGGTAGAGAATGTTGTATT